GCGAAGATTCCCTTGTTGTTCGGGATGAGCAGCGGGCTCGTGAACTGGTCACGACCCCAGTTGATCGAATCGAACGTGCCTTCTTCACCGACCCGGAAGAAGTCAGTCGGCGTGATCTCGAACTGCTTGGCGGCGTCGCCAAACAACTCGTCGTGGTTCACTTCCTGCGGCGCGCTCGCGTAGGTAGCGTTGACCAACGTGGCACCACGAACCAGGAACAGCGTCTTCACATCAACCGCACCAGTCGTGTAGTTGATCGTGTTGTTTCCCGTGGGATCAATGTCACCCACGAGATTGCCGTTGCCGTCGTCCGTGATCGTGCGGGCGTTTCCGAGCGAGTCCGTGTACGTGATGAGCACGCTGCGCGGAGACACTGGAAGCCCTGGCAGGGTCACTACGATCGTCTTGCTGGCAGCCAGCTCGTCGCCACCGGCAATCACCGTCTGACGAGGACGACCGCTCAACTGGTTGATGCTCTGGTCGCTGCCTGGCTCCACCACGCGGTAGAGGTCGGACAACTCGTTCATCACGTCCGGGAAGTACGCTGCGTTGTTCGGATCCGTGAAGGATACGTCGGTGTACTGCTCCTGAACCTCGAAAAACTGCGTGGCCTCGTTCAGCAGAAGAACGAGAACGTCGTAGAGCGTGTAAGATCCTGTATCCGTGTCGAAGGAATCCACGCTCCCTGACACACGGATCTTCATCCCGTTGGCCCACGCGCCAACCGAAACGGGGTTCAAGTCCCACGCGGCAACGGTGTAGTCCACCAACACCTTGGCGTTGAGATGCGGAGGAACAAGAACCTTGAAGTTATACGCGCCAGTCGAGTAGACGACCGTGTTCGGGTTGATCGACTCGATGCCCGAGGTGACAACGGTGACGTAGGCACCATCAACGGTGGCGCCTGTAAGCGCGCCTTCGTCCGTCGTACCGACCTGCGCGTCCGTGATCGTGCGTGTCTCCGTAGCAGGCGTGAAGTCCGCCGTGATGACAACAGCGTTGTCACCGATGACAGGGATCAAGGCGCCCGTGGTCTTCAGCGAGAAGCGACCTGTTTCGTGGTCGAACGTCACCGTCGCCGTGTCAGGACCAACGGTGAGCACGCCGGTCACGATGGAGCCGGTGCCCACGGGGATCACGATGCTTTGGATCACGGTGGCCGCAGAGTATTGGACTGTGACCGTTCCGCGAACGAGCGCGTCAAGGTTGAAGTCAGCAGCAGGCAACGAAGCCGGATTGATCCGACCCTCGTAGTTTGCTTGTGCGGTGATCGTGGTGAGGTTCGCAGTGTCAGTTCGATCGCGCGTCGTCTGACCAACCACCGGAGTACCAAGTTCGCGGTACTTGATAGAAAGTGTGCCGGGCTTGATAGGAGCAAGCCCAGCATCGGCACGAATAACCGTGGTCGCGCTGAACTTGAAGTACGTGTCGATGATGCCGTCGCCCGTTTCAAGCAGCTCATCGTCGTACTCGTTCAAGATGCGCGCATCAGCCGCAAGAGCATCGGCAGGAGCGACACGCACCACGTAGGTACGGCGACCGCCGTTCGCAAAGAACGCGGCAACGCTCATACCCAACAGCGACTCTCGAACGATCTCACCAAAAACGCGGGTGTATTGCTCGAACGAAGTCACAAACTCCGCTTGATCTGTCGGGCCGCGCGGAGCGTACCCAGCAACACCAAGCGTAGACGTTGAGACGCCCGTGACCGTTGTTACGGGGGACGGGACTTCTTCGATGAACACCCCAGGAGAAAGCAACTCAGCCATGACCGTTATCTCCTACGTAGGGCACAACAAACCTCCGCCATGCCTTCAAGAACCGGACTATCTCCTGCGAGGCTTGCGCGGTAGAGAGTCTGCAACACTAGGGTCGTCCAATGCAACAGATTCCTCGGAAGGATCAGAAACTTCTTGACTTACGGCGCTTGTGATGGAGTCTTCGACAGCTACCGGATCTTCCACAGGCGCAGGCTCAGGAGCGGTCGGAACAACGATCGCCGCAACGATCGGAGCTGCGAGCACAGGCTTCGGAGCAAGAGCCGGAAGCGCAGGCGCTGACGCTGCGGCCATCAGCACGGCGTCTTCGGGAGCGTCAGCTCGCGCCAACATACCCTTGCGCACGTAGTTCTGAATCGCCTGCGACGATTCCTCGTTGATCGGCACGTAGGCCCACCCGCGCGGAGGGAACGTGATCGCATGACCTTTGGTGGTCGTTGCCGAAAAGGGTGTTCGAGTCTTATTGAAGAAGCGTCCCATTGATCAAAGTTCCTTTTACTTCTTCACCAAGGTCATATCCAGCGAAGTTGCGGTCGGGTGCGACAATTCCGGTGTCAGATCCAGCTCTGCTTCGACAGTCATCGAGACAGTCCAACCGATGATGCGTTCTCCAATGTTGGCTGCCTCGTCCAGCGACGACGCCGACTCAGTGTTGGCGAAGTACACGCGACGATCGCCCACGCTGTCATAAACATCGATCGCTGTATACGGCTGGTACCAGCGCAGCACATGCTCAAGTAGGGCATTGGCGTTGGATTTGATGCCCTGTCCAGCACCAGGCGTGTCTCCGCGCCGGTACGCGTAGATGTAGATCGTGTACGAGATGTCGTAGGGGATAGCTGCTCCCCGCTCGGCCATCTTGTTGTACCCGATCGCGGTTTTGTTACCCCACTGTGCTTGCACAAGTAGGGCGCCGTTCGCCGGTACGCGGTACTGATTGGCTCCCGGATGGAACCTGTTCGTGGCCGGGGAGATGTCGTCCCGGACGATGACCACAGACGGGAATATGAAAACGTCGTTCGTGTCCTCGGGGAACGCGAAATTCACGGGCACCCCAGGCATGCCAGGGGGCGGCGTGATTCCGGGGACGTTCAGCAGGAAATAGTTGCCGTTCCACTCGCAGTCTTCGGCGTGGACTATCTGCCCACCAAACGTCTCGACCACCCCGCGATCGAAATCGCGTAGGTGGACTTCACCGTTCCGCGCCTTACCGCAATACCGTTCCTGGAAAGCGATCTGCGCTGGAGTCAGCGGAGGCACTTCACTCCTCGGCGGATTCCGCCGCTATTTCCAGCACGACCGACGCAAAGCCAGACGTGGTAGCCGCCCCAAGCCACTCCGACTGAAGGTCATCCTCGTCGTCTTCGGCGGGCATCTCGGGCATTTCCCCGGACTCGGCCATGGCGTCCGCGATGCTCACGACGAAGTCGAAGGCTTCTTCCTCGTCGATCTCGTACTCAGCCATCAGGGACTCAACAACGTCCGTGAGGAAAGCGTCAACGCGCTCTGCCGCAACCGAGAGATTGGCGGCTCCAAGATCACCGGCTTCGCCGCCAGCTTCGCTATCCAACGTCTCGTTCAGGGCCTTGCGAACCTTTGACAACCCGGCAACAACGCGCTCATCCATGACGGCCTCCTACTAACCTGTAAGTCGTTTCTGAAACAGGTCAAAACCTAAAACCTGCTGCTCTGTGATCCTACGCGGAACGCTGATCTTTGCCAGCTTCCTCCAGCTACCATCCTTCGGATCACCCAGCAACTTGTCCACACCAGGACGACGCATCATAGACGAAACGCCAGATCCTACCAAGCGTCTTACTGCTTTGCGCCACAGTTTCGACGCTCTCCGCTTACCGCCGCCAAATTCTTGACGGGCCGCGTAAAACACCAAATCTGGTGTAACCTCCACCTTGAGAGGAACAGCCCTCGGTTTGGCCGTAGGTATACCCGCTGAGTCCAGGGCAGCCCTCCACTGGGGAGCATCCTTGAGTCTCGCGTCTCGAACGCCGTCCACTTCTTCCCTGTTCACCTTTCGATACACCAGGACCGCTTGGCGCTTCGACGGGAAAAACGGAAGGAGATCGGGCGTCCACGGGCTAAACCTCATCAAAATCTCGATTTCGGGAGCAACCCGAACAGCTCTCCGTGTCTTCGCCCGGACGTACAGAATGTCCTGCGGCCCCAGCTCACGGAGCTTGGCTTTAGGCACGCGTTCTGTGTCGAGCCACACCGCGTGCGCTTTAGGCAGCTTGTTAGCGTCGTTCAGCTCCGGTCCCATAATCCGAGCTACGACCAACGCCTGCCGCATTTGCTCGCCGTCGCGGTCCCCTGACTGCCCTTCGGCCACCGCGTCTCGAACGTATTGCGCGCTCCCGTGCGTGAGGAACGCGCCTAACGCGGCAAAGCGTTCCTCAAGCTGATTGAAGTACCGCAGCGCCGGATCCAGGTCACTGGTGACCCGAATCACCACCTAGCGTTGTTCCTCGGCCATGAACTCAGCTTCCGATTCCGCGATGGCCTGAAACAAGCCCTTCTTCGGCTTGGGTAGCAACTGGAGCAACGGCAACCGCCCCTCCCCCGTGACCACACGCAGGATGCCGGACTGCGCACCAACGTCGCATGCTTCCAGCTCGTTGAGCAGACGAACGTGCCCTTTGCACACGCCGACCAAACGATCTTCGTCTCGAACCTGAACAGCGAAATCCGAATCAGACGCACAGACAAAACACCATCGCGTGAAGTCCGAGATGATGCCGTCGTACTGACTGAACGTGTCCCCTGCGATTGGTGATCCACAACGCACAAGCGTCGCGCATCGTGGACGCGGCAACCCTTGCTCGCGCCCTCGCCAATACTGAGTACAAGTAGCACACACCGGGCTAACGCCCTGAGCAATCTCCGCTACTACGTCCTCTGGGTTCACGTCAGCCTCCTAATCACGCCTTCAGGGCGAGCTTGCCGAGCTGCTTAGAATCCTTCTTGGCGTACTTGCGCAGCGCCGCCATGAGCGAAGACTTGTCGCGCGTGATCAACGCCTTGAGAGAATCCAAGAACGCTCCGACCGACTCCTTGTCGGTGAGATCAACGCCGGACTCTTTGGCCGCCGCGACGATGTAGATCATCATCTTGGGATCGTATTCATCCTCGGACCCGGCAGCTTCTGCGATGATCTCCAACAACCTATTACGATTCTTCATGGACCTTCTCCTACGTGTTTGTCAGCCGACGCTCTGGTGTGAATTCACTGTTGCGGGCAATGGAACATTTGAACCCTACGAACGCGGCATTGTCGAACAGATGCCCGTCATCCTCAACCGAAGTGATCGTAAAAAAGTAGCCTTTCGGATTTTTTCCGACGTCGTATGTGGTCGAGGCGTGGTCAAAGTACGGCATCTTCCAGAAGTGCAGCACGTCCCCGTAGTACGGCGAGCGCGCCTTCACTCTATCGAGATCCACGCGAGCAATCCAGATGGAACTGGTCCACGACTCGCGGAATCCTTCTTGGCGTGGCTCAGGTAACGGCGCAGGCCACTCCACGTAGATGTTCAGCCGGAACGGGCCGTCCCACGATTCCTTGAGCATTTCATCGTACAAGGCATCGCGTTTCGACTTGCCCTTGTTGAGCAGGTACAGATCCACTTCAGTTCCAGCGATACGGTTTACCTCAGAAGCAACGCAATCGAACAGGAAACGCTCTTGGTCACCGAGACGGAACTCGCCGTCGAACGCGGGAGCGACCGGACTGGGATGCACCACCGGTCTGATCTTACTATCGTCTGCCATGCGCTACCGTCCCGCCTAGCCCAACGTAAAGCCCATCGGAAAACCGTGCTCGTAGATTTCGGTGGTCAGGATTTCTTCTTCTGCACGCGCTTCTTCCAGCAGCGTCCCGCCGTCCAAATCCACGCTACCTTGCGCGGTCGGGAACCCGCCTGGGTACTTGGATCGAATACGGCCCAAACGCTTCTTGCACGCCATCAGCGAGTACCGCTTCACCAAATCGTGATCTCTGTCCGAGAGCTGCTCGATGGTGAATGTATTGGTCTTATACTCCAAACAGACAAGGCCACTCGGATACCCATTCGGAGGAAACAACCGAAGCTCTCGGTGATCTTGGCGCCAGTCCAACTCCGCGCTGAACACACGCCCAAACATCTCCAAATACTGCATGGACTGAGTCCACTCAGACAACGGCCCCGTTACAGAACCAAACGACGGGACGATGCTGCCAGACCCGGACACCACCAGTCCGCCGTAGATGTCCACACCACCGAAACCAGGCCCTATGCCTGCCGATAGGACCGACGTTAGCGAAGCCAGCGCGTTTGACGAGAAAGCGACGTTGACTACCACTTCGACGTCAGGTGGTAGCGTGTACACACTCTCCCCACGGACAACCTCGAAGAAAAGGAGTTTGTGCTGCCCCTTCTTCGCAGTGAACCACCTTCGGCCTTCCTCGATGGCATCCGTGATGTGGTCTTCAGTCAGCTCGACCTTCACGAACGGAGCACCCAGATAGCGCAGAATCCACGCTATGAGCTGCTCCTCGTTCATCAACTGACGAACTACGGCAGGCGCTGGCACAGACTACTTTCTCCTGCCCTGCGGCTTCCCCTTGCCCGGAGCGCGAACGGGAGGCAGGTCTTCAAACGGGTGTGGATCTACAACAACCTCGGCCTGCGCCGTGCTGCTCGTGTCCGTAAGCACGGGTTCTTCAGGAAGCTCCTCAACCAGTACCGACTCAGGCTCCGGTTCGATCTCGACCGCAGGCGCGACCACAGGCGCGGGAGCGGGCTTTACAGGCGCGGGAGCGGGCACAGTCACCGCCGCTTTCACGCTTGGAACTTCCACCAGGATCCCCAGGCCGACGAGATGCCCGAAGGCGCCTTCGATTGTCTGCCCGGCTGACACGATACCAACACCGGGGAGCATCATACTGCTCACGCCTTTGGGTAACTGATACGCCATCTTCTTCACTCCTTCAGAAAGACCAACAAGTTTTCAAGGCGCTTCTGTGTCACAGCAAGGTCGCCCAGTGCCTGAGTCACGTGCTCTCGAAGTGTAACAAGATCGGGAGCCGTTGGTAACCCTCGTGTTGCATCGGGGAGCACATGCTCGTGCAGCTCGCGCGGGCGCGGAAGAAACGCTCCATCGATCCCCGCCAACATTTTTTCCATCTCTAATGCTTTAGACATCGGCTGCTCCTGGGACCGTGCGGTCCTACGTTCGCCAACCTATACATCCACAAGCGAAAAAGCAAAAGGGCGACCCGAAGGCCGCCCTTTTGTGTATCGCCAACCTGCGGATTACAGGTTGTTCACGCGGACCTGACCGTAGTATTCAGGCCGCAGCGGAGCCTTGCCGTAGCGGGTGCGCATCGCCTTGCGGAAGCTCAGATCGTTCGGGTCCAAGAACGTCGCCGTGATCTGGAGCGGGATGTACGGAGCCCATGCGTAGCCCGAGTCCAGGTACGTCGAGCCCTTGAGGCCGATCAGCATCTGGTCGCGAGCGAAGAACGGATCCTCGTAGACCTGCCACTTGTTCTGCAAGGTTCCCACCTTGTAGATGCCAAACTGGCCGTGCTGGGTCATCTGGCGCGGCATGTCTGCCGGTCCATAGGGGCTCTCCGGTCCCGAGACGTAGGATGCTCGGAAGTCGCCGTGCGTGGTGAACTGCGCCAGGAGCGCCGACACCTCGGGGCTGGTGACGATCCAGTTCGCAGGCGCACGAAGCGTCTTCTTGTGAATCAGGTTGGACACGGTGCTGATCTGCGTGAGCAGGCCGCGAAGGTGATCCAACTCGTTGATGCCAGCAGGCGGGATGCGGTCGAACGACGCCGTGGTGCCGGTCGAGAGCTGGAAAAGCTCCTGGATGATTTCGCGGTCGATTTCGAGCGCGATCTCGTTGGCAGCCGTTGCGACCATCTCGCTCTCGGCGTCCACACCGTGCAGCGCGCGAAGGTCTTCCGCCGCTTCCGACGACCACAGGGCCTTGAGGCGACGCGGAATCGCTTCGATGAGCTTCTTCTTGACGTCCAAGCTCAGCGTGGGGAGCTTGGTGTTCATTTCACCGTCGTAGAAGTAGAACGCCTTGAGCTGACTGCCAAGCAACGGAGCGACCGTGAACTTGAAGCCCGAGATCGAACCGTTCGAGTAGTTGACCGTTCCTGATGCCACGGCACCGGTCCAGCCGCCGACGCCGTCGTCAGTACCGGTCTGGATGACCGCACCCGTGGTCGGGTTCAGTTCCTTGACGACGACGCTGAAGCCACGCGAGCTGTCCAGAGGACGCACAGGCGTGAACGACAGATTCGAGTTGAGCGCCGCACCGGCACCGCCGAAGTCCGCACCGTTGCCGGTCGCGAGCATTTCACCGTTGACGAACTCCGACGTGTAGTCCTTGTCGAAGTCCTTGGGCATCACGTTGCCCGCAGCGGTCGGACCCTTCGTGGTCGAGTAGATGTAGTCCAGGTAGAAGACCGCGCCCACTGGGCCAGTCATCGGCTGAACCGACACGATCTCGTTGGCGATCAGGTTCGGGAACACGCGGCGAAGGATCGGGAAGATGAACTTCGTGAACGATCCCACGTTGAGCTGACGAGTTTCCTCGGTAAGCCCCTTCAGGTGCTTGGCCTGATTCTCGAACAGCATGGCTGTTACGTTACGAGCATGACGCTCGATCGGTGTGCGAGAGGGGATACCCTCCAGCAACTTGCCCCACTTGTGGTCGAGAGCCTGAACATAGCCCTCGTCCATGATGGTGCGAGAACCACCGTCCTCCGACAGTTGACGAGACGCTACTTCGGTCATCAGTTCCTCCAGAAATTATCGGCTTAGCCCAGACAGTTTACGGATCGTACCTACGTCCGCACCCAACCCGAGATAATCACTATCGTCCCCATCACCACCCTTGGTCATGGGAGTACCTTTTTGTTCCTCGATCGTCGCACCAGGCTGACGACCGCCGCGCGTCAAACGACGCACACGGCTTCGGACATTGTCCGCGTCTTCGTTCACAACGGAGACAGGGAAAGACTCGATGGCCTCATCGAGTTCTGCGCGAGTCGTATCCTCAGTGATCGTGTCGTTCAGCGCAATACGAATCTCGCTGGATTGCGGGTGCCCAGCAATCTTTCGTTCAAGATGCGAGTTGAGCGCCTGGATCTTGTTCGCCGCGACGGCCTTGGCCAACGCCTCTTGGAGATCATCCACACGATCTGACAACGCCGACTCAGACGCCTTGCGAGCTTCACGCTCCTCAACCAACTGCTGCGATACAACAGCTTCCTGTTCGCGCGCCTCGGTCAAACTCTTGGTGTGAGCCGCTGTGACTTCAGCCTTCGCTGCTTCAAGCTGCTGACGCAACGAAGCCTTCTCAGCCTCGGCCTGCTCCAGAACCTTACGAGCGGCCTCGTCCTTCGCTGCGCGATCGGCAGCCTTCACGGCGGCTTCTTCGACAGCCTGCTGCTTCTTCGCAGCCAGTTCCGTCTGCACGCTCTCCAGGCGACCCTTCAGGGCATCCAAAGAGGTGTACTCCGACATATCACCAAGGGCCGCGAGGATGACCTCGGTGTCCTCGTCGCCGCGCAGAGCGCGCTCAACGAAATACTTGAACCCGGTAACGCGCGCCAGCGACTCCAGCTTGGTGCCGTCGTCTTCCAGCTCTCGGATCTTCAGGTCGCGTGACGCCACCGCGTTGCGCAAGCGCACCAGCTCAGAATCACGCTCAGCCAGCACTGTCTCCACGTCCGCAGGCAGCACGAACGGGCGCAGCGCCGCCTTCACCTGTTCCAGCGCCAGCTTGGCCCCGGCGGTGGACGGATCTGCCAGAAGCTCAGCCTCGACCTCGGCACGGAGATTGGCCTTCAGCTTCTCGAACAAGATCGGGAGCTTCGCCGCGAACTCCTGGCGCAGTTGGCTCTCCACCTTCGCCGCCGTGGTTTCACGCATCTCTTGGATGGCCTGATCCGCCGTCATGCCCTCGGGAACAACCCCGCTGAACGACTCGAAAAAGGTCTTCGGGTACGCCGTCTGATCGGCAGGCTCAGCAACGAAGTCGAACGTCATCAGGCGGTAGTCCTCTTGGACTTCCTCCTTGCCGTCCTTGAGCGTCCGGGTCGAACCCGTGCCACGCGACGACACGCCCACCGAACACCCGCTCTTGAGCAACGCCTTCAGGTCTTGCCCACGAGACGTGTCCAGGATGTCGGCCTCACCGATAACCGTGCCGTCTTCCTGAACTTCCAGACCTGTAATGACGTGTGACACACGGGTCAACAGCGTGCGGCCATCTGTGGGATGGTCCAACTCGCCAAAAACCTTACGTGCTCCCAAGTCCTTGGCCATGCGACCAACTTCGCGCTCGAAAAGCGACCGTGAGTAGACACGCCCGTTCATGGTAGCCGAGTCGCACCGAGCGAACTCCCCACGGACACGCACCTTGCCGCTGCCGTCCGTGGACTCCACCACCTGAAGGGTGATCGGACGGAAATCCGTCAACTCTTGGGGGCGGACTACGACGCGCTCTGTGTTCGTGGTGGGATTCATTAGTACCTTCGCCAGCTAATCTTGCTCTTGAAAGGAGTACCCTGAATAAAAGAACGAGTCTTCTTCTTCGGGGATTTACGTGTCTTGCGTTTAGCGGTGTTTCCTTCGTAACCGACTAGCTCTAGGCGCCCACTTCTATAGGCCGTCTTTCGCAGGCGCGGTGCTTCTGCGAGGCTCAGCCTTTTCCCGACGTGCAGTCATCGTAGACTTCGAGCAGACCCAGAAGATCCCGAACGTCTTCCTCGAACGCCTCTGACAGATTCTCCTCGGACTCTTGGAGCTGGCCGTCCCGGATCTGGATCGCAGCTTCGCCGTAGTCGCTCGCCATCTCGCGCAGATCCGCAAGCAGTTCCTCACGAACCTCGTCCAAGTCGGCGTTCTTCAGCGACTCGAACTTGGTGGCCAAGGTGTCCGCCGTCAGCGCGAGCTGGGCAAACGCATGCGCAATCTTCTTGCGGCTGTCCTCCGAAACGCCTTCCGTAGTGGTGTTCTTCAGGACGCGTTGCACGTCGTCCAGCAGGTTCGCCACACGGCCCATACCGCCCAAGCTCTCGCCATGCTTAGCCGCGAGCTTCGTTGCGAAACGCTTGTACTTGGAGGTCTTCATGCGACGCTTGCGCAGACGCAGCGACTTCTTGCCCGCCGCCGAACGAGCGCGCTTCTTGCCCGCGCGCTTGGTGGAGGCACTGGCGCGCTTGGTGCGAGTCAAGCGGTACGCGCCACTCTTGGTGCGCTGCAAACGCTTGGCGATCCGGCGAGCCTCGTCAACAACCTCGTCATCGTCATCGCCCTCGACGCCTTCTTCGGTGTCGTCATCATCCGACACCATGTCGTCGTCGTCGTCGTCGTCGTCCTCCTCGTCGTCGTCGCACTCGACCTTCGCCGTCTTCTTGGCTTCCACCAACCGGACAACCGGCTTCGGCTCACGCTTCGGCAACAGTCCGATAGCTTCCATATCTTCAGCGAGAGTGGTCAATCGTGCCATGTGTTTCTCCTACGCGCGGCTTGTGATCAATGCGAAAGCTGAAGTTGAAGGTGGGAGCATAATGCTCTGTGCTTCGGGAGCACGCCAGCCACCCCGTCGCTCACGCGACCGAGAACTGCGGCGTCTTGAACTTGGTGTTGGACTGTCTTGAGGACGTCCCGAACCTCGTGGAGATCACGCTTGTAATCCTCAACGAGATTTGTGTACGCGGCGGCCTTGTCATCAGGCAGCAGCTTCAGGATGCTCTCCAGCGAGGAGACGGTATGCCAAAGCGTATCCAGCTCTGCAACCTGCTCTCCGAACTCCGTGCGAACAAGTTCGTCGAAGCCTGCGATCTCTGAAGGGTTCAACGAGCCATCATAGAGTTTGCCGAAGCGCGCCGCGCCGTCCGGCACAACCGCGCCAGCCTTCACAGCGTTCTCGACCACGACAGCCTTCCAAGGACAGTCCCGATCGAGAAGCGACTCCACACGCTTGGCGGTGTCCGCGTAGGCGAGCAGTTCCTTGGCTTCACCGAGACAAGGCATGAGCTGCATGGCCGACACAACAGCTTCGTCCACGCTTCCGGTGAGCAGAGCATCGACGACGCCGTAAAGCGTTTCCTCGACGACCTGCTTACGCGACACACGCTGAACGAATAGCGGTTCCGACTTACCCAGCACGTAGCCAAGGCTGTCACGGAAAACGGGGATCTTGTAGAACTGCTGTGCGGCTTCCACGATCACGTGATCGCCAAACGTGGCAGCAAGCACGTGAGGAGCGTCCACGCCGGTACGCTCAGATCCTGTTCGCGTTACAAGTGCTTCGAGCACCAGACGCACGCTTTCCTGCGATCCGCCCAGTAGGCGAGCGCGCTCGGAAACGGTGATCACAGGATCTAACAACATCGCACGCGAAAAACTACAGTTACCGCCGAACGCTGTCAACTGTTATCTACGCTGCGAGCCTACGAGACTCGATATCTCGGATGTCTTCCAGCATCGCCTGAACACGACGAAGTCGCTTAGAGAGATCCCGATCGCTACGAAGAAGCTGCTCGATCTTATCCGCCGCGCGCTTCTCCGCCTCACGATCCCCACGATCTAACTCGCGCTTTGTGATCCCGCCTTGGTAGCCCTTCTCACGCGAACGCGTCCGCACATTCTCAGAAAGCTGCTGAAGACTCTTGGCAGGGGTCAACTCCAAACCTTCTACTTCAGGAGCGATGGAAGCCGCCACCTTGTCGGCCTCCGCCTGCGCCGCAGAAGCACGCATCACGTCGCCCCCACGCTCCGCCATCACTGTCTCGATCTCCTGGTCCGAAAACCCGAATATATTCTGCAACATCCAGCGCAAAGACACGAACTCGTTCATGCGGCCAGCCAGGTCCGCGCGGGCGTTTCGGACCTCGATCTGAGCCAGCTCGAAGATGGCGCTCGGGACCGTCATGTGTAGGCTGTAGTCCACCTTTAAGGGATCGTTTCCCAACGCCGCTAGGTGTACCCGACACACCTGATCCAACCCCGTCTTGAGGCACCGCTGCACACGGAGAACTGACCGTGCGAACTGAACATCCTGAGCCGACAATGTGGCCCTGTTCACGTCCTGCTCTTGTCCCAGGTATGACTTAGGAACCTTGATCGCTGAGAACAGCTTGTCGCGGAAATACTCGATGTCGTCCATGTGCTGCCACTGAGGGGCGGACACAACATCGATCCGAGTGGAATCCCGGCCCTCGCGCGCAGGCACGAAGAAATCCTCATCCGGCGCCGCCGAATCAAACGACAGCTCCAACTTACCCGTCGTAGGGTTCACAAACCGCTTCTTACGGTATTGTTGCCGTACCCGGTTCACATAGGCCAACGCCTCGGCGGGAGGGAGATCCCCAACGTCCACGTAGAAGGCGTAGCGTTCGATGGCCTTCTGGAGACGGAACAGAATGGCGGAATCCTCCAGCATCTTGAGACGCTTGAAGATCCACCGCGCCGACTCCAAAACGCTAAACCCGTAGGAACTTCGACGCACCGCGCCGCGCAACCGAAAGTGAACAACCTCCCAGTCCTCGAAGGCTGTTTCTTCGGGAGCGTTCATTATTGGACCGTCGTTGCAGGCTTCCCGTCGATACTTGTCCCGCTGAGCCAGCAGAAGCTCGAAGTCGTCCTGTCCGAAACCGATCTTACCCGTGTACGTCTGGATGAAGCCCAGCAACGCGCCGTAGCAATCTTCGATGCGACGCACCGAAGGCGTCGGTAGGAAGTTCAACCCGACAACGCCCTCGTTGGTGATCAATAGCTCCTCGAAGTCGTTGCCGTACATGACTAAAGTGCGGGCGATTTCCCAAATTTCTTCGTCGATGCGAAGCCGCTTATGCAGCATGTCCATGAGCATCTTCTGGACATTCTCGTTCTTAGCTGTGACCCACACAGTCTTGTTTAGCTGCGAGTCAACCTGCGTGGCGTCGTCCGCAAAGATGTCCAACGCGCTGGCAAGTTCCGGGTATTGATTCATCTCCTCGTAGTCAGCGTAACGGGACATCAAATCCTGTTCGAGCATCGGGACGAACGCGGTGTCCGCGTAGCCCTGCCCATACGAGAACCCGCCCCCACTGGAGAGCCCCCGCGCCGCAAGATTGCCTACGGCCAGCTTGGAGACTTGGACGTTCTTGTCCCCAGTCCAAATATCCGTGATCTTTTTGGCAACGTCGCTGAAGAAACCCACAGGATCACCTAGCTCTCAGAGTCGAAGCCTCCGCCAAGGAACGGGGGCAGTATGCCAGAACCCTTGTTCGCCGTAACGCCTGCCAGAGTTGAAACAGCACCGGTCGAACTTTGCAAGCCTGGAGAGGGTGGTCGAACGACGTCCATCCAGGGATCGTGACTCAGGGGCTGCGTGGTTAGCATGGGCAACGGCTCGGAAACCAAGTGCTTCTGGAGGGAAAAGCACACCCCGGCCAGAGCATCCGAAACGTCTTTCTCGCCTTTGGCTGGGTGGTCGATCTTGCGTTTCTTGGACCTGCGATCCTCCTGAAGAAGCTCAAGCTGCTGAATCACAGGCTCGTAATTGTAGAGCCGGACGCGCCCCTCGTAGAGCGCCGTCTTAAGCGAATCGTAGGGCTCAGGCGAAATGTCCAAAGACAACAGCTCCGAGTTGTACCCCTGGCTCTTGAACTGCTGAATGCTGTCCGCCGAGTTCCAACTGTCCATCGTGATGCGCCGAATGGAATACCCGTGGGCCGTCAGGTCGTACACCAGATGCCGAACGTCGGCCAAGATGATCTCTCCGCCTGCGGGCGGGACGATCTTCAACATCAAATCTATGACGTATACCGGCGCTCGCTCCAAGAACTGCCGCCCGTCTACAGCACGACGCGCCACGTCCTTCCAGCCGCCGATGTGCGCCATGCAGAACCCAGTAGCGTCGCCGCGCAGCGACAAATCGAGATGCACGTAACGAAAGGCCAGCGGATTTAGAATGGGCCTCTGCACTAGCTCATCCTGCGTGCCTGATAGGCGCTCCACACGCTGCGAAACCATTTTGTCCCAAAGGAACTTTCCGGGGCGCGAAGGGTCCAGCAGAATCGTTGTGAACGGGTGCGCTAGTGTAGGATCAATAGCCTCACGAATCTTCTCCCGTCGCTGAATGAACGGGTTGATCGCCACGGTGCTGAGCCCGGCCAGGTCGCGGATACTGCCCTCGATGTCTGACTCGAAGTCCGCACGGAAGTCTTCAGGAACGTCGATGAGTACGATGTTCTCAGGAAGGTTGTCTTGAAACTCCTTCTCCTCGCCCTCCAACAAGATGCGCGACGGCACCGCCTCGTTGCCTACCAGCACCCAGAACTTCTTGCTGTCGTAGAAGACCTCGGGCTTCACTTCCCAGTTTGAGTAGTCGATGGCGAACACGTGAGGATCATTCACGTACTCAATCAGCTTCCGCTCTGTGAAATCTCCTCGTGTTGTCTTGGACGACGCCACGAACAAAATGCCTGGCAATTTACCGCCGCGATCGAAACGCGACTTGATACGGCGCCGGATGATTGAATAGACGCGCTCCGCCATGTCCACAGGCGGCCCCACACGCCCCGTTGTTCCCTGGTCGTAATACCGACCGTAGAAGTTGGCTTCGTCGATGAACGCCGCGAAGGTGTTCAGACCCAGCGCGCCTGAGTCCGTGGCCGCGCGTGCCGCCACCCAGATGTTGCTCGGGAACCTAAGTTCCTTCTTGGTCGCCCTGAACTGGAACCTCTCATTGAAGTACGGCGACAGCTTGATCTTCGCCGCGATGTTGTCGAAGGCAACTCGAATCGCCAACGCCTCTGACACCGACATACACGTTACCGCGATAG